CGAAGGACGCCAACCAGCGGGCCGAGATCGCCCAGAAGCTCAACGAGGCGAAGGTGGCGGCGGCGAACCTGCGCGCCGAGCTCGACGCACTGAACGGCAAGGAAGTCGCGGCGAAATTCAAGCTGGAGATCGACCGCGAGAAGGCGCTGCGCGAGATCCGCGACGCGGTCGAGGACGCCAAGCTTGCGATCGCTCAGGCCGAAGGCACCGACACGCCGGAGATGCGGCGCGCGGCGGTCGAGCGCGCGCTGCGCGATACCTTGGAGCGGCTCGCCCAAGACGCCGAAGGTGCGCAACTGGCGCGGCGGCTCATCGACATCAAGGCCGCGGAGGCGGATCTGGCGGCACTGGAGTCGCGCTGGCGTCTTGCGCTGGAGACGATGCGCAGCGCAGAGCAATCCGCGGCCATCCAGCGCGAGCAGGGCCTGATCAGCACCGCGCAGGCGCAGCAGATGATCTCCGACGCCCACCGGCAGGCGGCGCAGGAGATGCAGCAGTTGCTGCCGCTGATGGAGCGGGCCGCACAGACGATCGGGCCGGAGGCTGTGGCCCGCGTGCAGGCGTGGAAGAACGAGCTTGCGAGCGTGCGCGATGTCGTCGATCCGCTCGCCGCGGCCATCGGCACGCAGATCAAGGACGCTTTCGCATCGATGTTCGAGGCGGTTGGCAGCGGCGCGAAGACTGCGCGGCAGGCCTTCACTGACTTCGTCCGCGCGGTCGTCGCGGGCATCAGCCGCATCGCCGCCCAGAATCTCGCGGAGGCGATCTTCGGACCCAAGGGCGGCGGGGCGCAGTCGCTCATCTCGGGCGCACTCAAGTTCTTCGGATTCTCGTCGGGCGGCCCGGTGCCTGGCAGCGGCACGCGCGACACGGTGCCGGCGATGCTCACGCCCGGCGAATACGTCATCCGGCGCGATGTCGCGCAACGCATCGGCCGCGGCCTGCTCGACGCGATCAATGGTGGCGCGTGGCTGCCGCGCATCGACGCCGGGCGTCTGGCCTTCGGCTCCGGCGGCATGGTGCCGCAGGTCGCGCAGCCGTCGGTGAGTCAGTCGGTGCGCGTGGTCAACGTGGTCGATCCGCGCATGGCCGCCGACTGGATGGATTCGCCTGCCGGCGAGCGCGTGCTGCTGAACGTCATCGGCCGCAACGCCTCGGCCGTGCGCACGCTTCTGGCCGGAGCCTGATCGATGCCCAACCTCGTCGGATTCGTCGACAACGGCGCGCCGCGCAACGTGGCGCACAAGAACCTGCTCAAGGTCATCAACGACTGGGTGATCGCGCAGGGGCACGTCGTCGAGCGCTACACCACGGGCACGACCGACGAGCTGATCGTGCGTTCGCCAGGCATGAGCGGCACCGAGCAGATCTACTGGGGGCTGCGCACCTACGACGACGCCAGCGCCGATTACTACAACCTGCTGGCGATGGTGGCCACGGGATACATCTCTGGCAACAGCTTCGACACCCAGCCCAACGCGGTCTATGCCGGCGTGCCGGCGAACAACAACCGCATCGACTACTGGCTGACGCTGAACGGCCAGCGCATCGCCGGCGCGCTCAAGGTGGGGACGCCCGTGTACGAGCATTTCTATCTCGGCAAGTTCCTGCCCTACGCCCGCCCGAGCCAGTACCCGTATCCGGTGGTCTGCGCCGGCATGCTGGATGGAGCTGACGCGACGCGGTTTTCCGAGACGACGCACGATTTCTACCTTCGCGGCGGCCACAACCGCGGCCGCCTGCGCACGCCTGCTTCGTGGGTGCAGATGTACTGCTGGCCGTGGGGGATGCCTCATCTCACCGGCACGACGCGTTATCTGCGCGACACCGGAGGCGAGTATCCGCTGCATCCGGTCATGCTGCACGACAACTCTGCCAACGTGTGGGGCGAGCTCGACGGCATCTTCCACGTCTCCGGCTTCAACAACGCCGTGGAGAACACGATCACGATCTCTGGCACGACGTACGTCGTGATGCAGTCGGTTTCGCGCACGGGATTTGCCGACTACTACGCACTGCGACTCGACCCGTAAAGGAAACGACGATGGCGTACTACAGCGGAGTCGCGAGCAACGTCAACGAGCTGCTCACCGCGCTGCGCAACTCGGCGGTGGCCGACGGCTGGACGCTCACCGGCGACGTGCTCAGCAAGGGCACGATGCACGTGGAGACGCTGATCTCGTACGGGAACCTCAAGGCGCGCGCCGGCCTTGACGGCTCGATGACGAGCCCGTGCCCATGGCAGCACATCGGTTACGTGGCCAAGTCGACGCAGAGCACACCTTGCGACATCACGTACCCGTGCAACTGGGAGTTCCACGGCCACGCGCAGGAGGTGTATTTCGTCGTCAACTTCGCGGTGGACCGCTATCAGTTCCTCGCGTGGGGTAAGAGCACGGTGCCCGGCTTGCCTGGGGTCGGCACCTGGATCGGCGCGACCGTGGGTGATGTGCTCGATGAGACGGAGCCATACACCTATTCGTTCACGATTCCGATTACGATTTTCGCCGAGGGTGGTGGCACTTCCCATGGTGGGCGTTACGGGTACATTTCTGCCGCGCTTTTCGGCACAAACAGTTCGGCCCGTGAGGACGGAAACGTTACCCCCTGCTATGTCCACCATGATCTGGACGGGTACGGATGGCGCCTTGAGCCTTCCAGCTCGACCTATTACGATACGTTCGGACGCTATTGGATAGCCACGACATCTAACACCGGCCCGTACACGTTGCAGCCGTCGGCCTGGAACGCAGAATCCGTGCTTCTGCCGCTGCGCTGCTACTTCCGCCGGCCGTCGAGCATGCTGAGTCTCATCGTCGATTGCGAGCATGCCAGGCTGCTCCGCATCGACAACCTCACACCCGGCGACGTCCTTACGCTCGGCTCGGACAAGTGGAAGGTCTATCCGTGGCACCGCAAGAACACGGCGGAACGCGATGGAGGCCACGCCATTGATCACACCGGCACGTTCGGCTGGGCAATCCGCTACCTGGGGCCGTAAATGCCTGCGATTTCTGGATTCCTCGCGCGGCCGTCTGACGCCGGCTACGCCGATCCGGGCTACATCAGCAACGACCTGGATGGATACACGAGCGGGTGGATCAACAGCATCGCCACGCACGCGGCCCTGCGTTCGCCGGGCGCCGCCGCGTTCACGTCGATGCTGCCCGTGGAGGCCAACGGCACGGCGCGCACAGGCTACTTCGCGCGCACGTACAGCGACGACTTCTATCACCGCGTGCACGTCTACCCGGCCGTCGTCGATGTCGGCAACGTCGTCACCGAAACGCAGCGTCAGATCGAAGTCTGGAACGCGCACTTTGCCGAGAAGACGCTCGCCGCGATCACCGCCAGCGGAACGACGGACGGGCTGCTGCTGTCCGGCCAGTCGGCACCGCCGCTGTCGTACGCGCCGCTTCAGGCGCGCACCTACACGCTCACGGCCAAGCTCGCAGGCGTTCCGTTCATCGATGCGCGCTATGAATTCGACTTTGGCCCTGAAGATCCGGCTTTCCGCGTCGTTGGCCGCCGCATCGTCGTGTGGAGCTTCGGCCCGGACTGGGGTGGTGGCGTGCTCGAGCGCCTGACCTGGGCGACCGACGTGCACACCCACTACGACGGCACGGAGCAGCGCGTGCGCATGCGCCAGCATGCGCGCCGCGCGATCGAGTATCGGCTGCTCGCGCCGCGCGCTGACTTGATGCGCCGGATGGAGGCGCTGCTGTTCGGTTGGGGCGGACGCGCCTTTTTGCTGCCGGTGTGGTGGGAGGCCGATCGACTCTCCGCAGCGCTGTCCGCTGGTGCGACCACGATCACCGTCACCGACGCTGCGCTCAAGGACTACGCGGCCGGCGGCTACGTCGTCATCGAGCGCGATCGCACCGCCGAGGCGGCGCAGATCGCATCGATCGCAGGCAACACGCTCACGCTCGAGCTGCCCACGCAGCAGGCGTGGCCTGCCGGCAGTCGCGTCATGCCCGGCGTGCTGGCCATGCTCGAGGAGGCGGTGCCGGTTGCCCGGCCCACCGACGCGCTGGCAGCAGCCACGGTGCGCTGGTCGGTCGATGAGTCATCCGCCCGCGACCGCACGGCGCAGGAGATCGGGCCGACCTATTCGGGCCGCGCGGTGCTCGACGAGCGGCCGGATCGCGCGGAGGATGTGGCCGAGGAATGGGCGCGCACCTGGGCGGTGCTGGACTCTCTTACCGGCATCGTCATGCGCGACGATACGAGCGGCTCGCCCGTCATCCGCCGCACCTACACGTGGATCCTCTCCGGCCGCCCCGCCATCGACCGTTGGAAGCGCTGGGCGTCTGCGCGCGCGGGCCGTCTGTCGGCGCTCTGGCTGCCGTCATGGGCGGACGATCTACGGGTGGTGCAGGCCATCGGATCAGGGGACACGTCGATCGTCGTGGAGGCGACTAGGTCTGCGCAGTACGTGGGCGCCTCTGCGCTGCGCCCGGCGCTGCGCATCGAGACCACGGGCGGCGCCGTGTATCACCGCGCCGTCACCGGCGTGGCCGCCATCGACGCGACGAAGGACTCCATCTCCATCGACAGCGCGCTCGGCGTGGCGCTCCAGCCCGCGGACGTGCGCCGCATCATGTGGCTTGCGCTGGCGCGACTGGAGTCGGACGCCGTCGAGATCGCGTACGAGTCCGATTCGGTGGCGCGGTTAACCGCCACGTTCCGGCTGATCAAACAGTAAGCGCCATGAGCTATCAAGGCCAGGAATCCAGCATCTCGGGCGGCGCGCCCCGCGAGCTGTATCGATTCGTTCAGGGCGCCACCCGCTGGCTGCTGACCAACCTTGCGACCTCGTACACGTACCAGGGCGAAACCTACGAGCCGGCCGCCGTGCGCCGCGGCGCGCCCGAGATCGGACAGGACATCGCGCGTGCCGGGATCGAGGTGCGGCTGCCGCGCGACCAAGCGCTGGCGTCACTGTTGGTCGCGACGCCGGCGGATGCCTCCGTGTCGCTCACGATCTACCGGATGCACATCACCGACTCGGCGAGCGAGGTCATCGTCTACTGGCGCGGCCGGGTGGCCGGGGCGAGGCTGACCGGCTCCGAGCTCGCGCTTCGCTGCGAGCCGCTGCTCGCGAGCATGCGCCGGGTCGGGCCGCGCGCGCTACTCGCTCACCTGCCGCCACGCGCTGTACTCCGCAGGCTGCGGCGCGTCCGCGAGCACCTTCCGGGTCGCCGGCACGGTGGAGACGGTCTCGGGCAGCGTGGTCACCGTCGATGAAGCCGGCACGAAGCCCAACGGCTACTTCGTCGCCGGGATGCTCGAGGTGGGCTCGGTGCGCCGCATGATCGTCGCCCACAGCGGCACGACGTTGACGCTGGCCGCACCCGTGGTTGGGCTCGCGGCCGGGGCATCGGTGATGATGTACGCAGGGTGCGATCACCTGCTCGCGACGTGCCGCGACCGGTTTGCCAACGTGGCCAACTTCGGCGGCTTCCCATGGATTCCGCAGAAGAACCCGTTTTCAGGCGACGCGATCGTGTAGGGGGGCAGAGCGCATATGTGGCACTACGTCGTGATGTGGATCGTGTCGTCGGTCATTTCGTGGGCGCTGGCGCCGCGCCAACGCACTCCGGATGCCCAGCCGGGACAGATCGGAGATCGCGACATCCCGATCGCAAGCCAAGATGCGCCCATTCCAGTGCTCTTTGGCACGCGGGTTCTGTCGCAGCCAAACGTGGTGTGGTGGGGCGATGTTACCGTGAGCCCCATCCAGCGTCGCAGAAGAAAGAAGAAGTGACCGAAGAGCTGATCGTCCGAGTCGAACACGTTCGCCGCGCTGGCTACTGCATGCGCGGGGCGCGTAGGTGGGCGCGCTCCCACGGCATCGACTGGGCTCGGTTCGTCGTCGAAGGTGTTCCTGCGGCCGTGCTGCGGGCCACCGGTGACGCGCTGGCGCGGCCCGTGATCGCGGCAGCGGAGTCCGAGGCATGGACGCGATAGCGTTGGCCGTCGCGGTGGCGATGCTGGCTGCGATCGCACTGACGGCCGCATGGTGCGTGCGCAATGGGTAAGACGGTCACCATCGGCTACTGGTACGGCGCGAGCCTGCACATGGCGCTCGCGCACGGCCCAGCCGACGCGCTGACGGAGGTCATCGTCGGCGACCGCAGCGCATGGACCGGCAACCTGACGGCCAACGGTACGATCACGATCAGCCGACGCGACCTGTTCGGCGGCGAGGAGCGCGAAGGCGGCGTCGACGGCACGCTCGACGTGATGTTCGGGGGCGCTTCGCAGGCCCCTCACAGCTACCTGCAAAGCAAGTTCGGAGCATCCGACACGCCGGCGTTCCGGGGAGTGACCACGGTACTCTGGCGCGGCCTGCTCTCCGCGATGAATCCGTACATCAAGCCGTGGCGATTTCGCCTTCGCCGCATTCCGACCGGCTGGTACGCGGCGAAAGCTGCGATCGGCAGCGGTGATGCGAACCCGGCGCACATCGTCCGCGAATGCCTGACGAATCAGGACTGGGGCCTGGGCTACAGCGCCACCGACATCGACGACACCGCCTTCACGGCGGCTGCCGATACCCTCTACGGCGAGGGCTTCGGTTTGTCGATCGTCTGGGACCGCGAATCGACCATCGAGGACTTCCTCGCCTCGATCATGCGGCACATCGATGGCGCCCTGTTCGTGCATCCGCGCACCGGTCAGTTCGTGCTGCGCCTGGTGCGCGACGACTTCAGCCCGGCCAGTCTGCCGGTGCTCTCTCCGGCCAACGTGATCGAGGCGTCCGATTTCTCTCGCCCGGCGCTCGGCGAGCTGGTCAACCAGATCGTGCTCACCTACCGCGACGGGCCGACCGACAAGGATGCGGCGATCACCGTCCAGGACATCGCGCTGGTCGCAGCGCAAGGCGGCGTGGTCTCCGAATCGATCGCCATGCCCGGCATCTCGCAGGCGACGCTTGCGGCGCGCGTGGCCGAGCGCGAGCTGCGTCAGCGCGGCGCGGCACTGGCCCGCGTGACGCTCGTGGCGGACCGCAGCGTGAGCCACCTGCTGCCGGGCGACCCGTTCCATTTCACCTGGCCGGCCTGGGGTATCTCCGAG